GGAGGTGAGCCATGGCTGAACTGCCCACCCTGAGCAGCCCCACTCGGGACGCGATCTTCGCGGCCTACGAAGCGCAGGCCAGCAGCGGCTTTCGTGCGCACCTCGGGGCCTCCTTGATCGGCAAGGACTGCGAGCGCGCCCTGTGGTTCGACTTTCGCTGGACCACGGTGCACCGCCATCCCGGGCGCCTCTTGCGCCTGTTTGAAACCGGCCAACTGGAAGAAACCCGGTTGGTGCGGAACCTGCGCAGCATCGGTGCCACGGTGCTGGAGGTCGACCCCGAAACCGGTCGCCAAATCCGCGTGCAAGCCCATGGCGGCCACTTTGGTGGTTCGCTCGACGGCATCGCGCTGGGTCTGCCGGAAGCACCCAAGACCTGGCATGTGCTGGAGTTCAAGACCCACTCGGTCAAGAGCTTCAACGACCTGGCTGCCAAGGGCGTGCGCGGCTCCAAACCGCAGCACTTTGCCCAGATGCAGACCTATATGCACCTGACCGGTCTGACCCGGGCGATGTACCTGGCGGTGTGCAAGGACACCGACGAGCTCTATGTGGAGCGCATCGAGCACGATGCCCCCTACGCCCAGGGGCTACTCGACAAGGCGCAGCGGGTGATCTTTGCCATGCTGCCACCAGAGCGCATCAGCTTTGATCCGGCCTGGTACCAGTGCCGGCTGTGTGATCACGCGCCGGTGTGCCATGGGCAGACGGCCGCGCAGGTGAACTGCCGCACCTGCCTGCATTCCACCCCGGTCGACGGCGGCTGGCACTGCACCTTGCACCAGCGCGCCTTGAGCGAGGCGGACCAGCGCGCGGGCTGCGCGCAGCACCTCTATCTGCCGGCGCTGGTGCCGGGCGAGCAGATCGATGCGGGCGACGGCTGGGTGGAATACCTGTTTGGCGAGGGGCTGCGCTGGCGCGATACGGGCTTTGACAAGGCGGGCAGCGCTGGCTCGGTCGTGGAGGGCGCGTCATGCAACTGACCCTGCGTAACTACCAATCGGCTGCCATCCAGGGCATCTACGCCTACTTTGAGGGCCATGCCGGAAATCCATTGATCTGCATCCCTACCGCTGGGGGCAAATCCCTGGTCATGGCGAGCTTCGTCGAAGGTGTGCTCAAGGCCTGGCCCGATCAGCGCATCTTGATCGTGACCCATGTGCGCGAGCTCATCGAGCAGAACCATGCTGAGTTGAAACGCCTGTGGCCCGAGGCCCCGGCGGGCATCTACTCGGCGGGACTGAAGCAGCGCGACCTCAAGGCCCGCATCCTCTTTGCCGGCATCCAGTCCATCCACCGCAAGGTGCGGGAAGTGGGCCACTGCGATCTGGTGCTGATCGACGAAGCGCATCTGATCCCGCGTGCCTCCAACACCATGTACCGGCGCTTTCTCGACGGCCTGAAACGCCAGAACCCGCTCTTGAAGGTGATTGGCTTCACCGCTACGCCGTTCCGGCTGGACTCCGGCCGCCTGCACGAGGGCAAGGACGCGATCTTCACCGACATCGCCTTCGAGGTCTCGGTGCGCGAGCTGATCGACGCCGGCTACCTGGCGCCGCTGGTCTCCAAGCGCATGGCGACCCAGCTCGATGTCAGTGGGGTGGGTACCCGAGCAGGGGAGTTCATCGCCAAGGAGCTTGAAGCCGCCATCGACCAGGATGCGATCACTGCGTCGGCAGTGGAAGAGATTCTGGCCTACGGGCATGACCGCAAGAGCTGGCTGGTGTTCTGCGCTGGCGTCGATCACGCCTTCCATGTGCGCGATGCTTTGCGTGCCAAAGGCATCGCCTGCGCCACCATCGTCGGCGATACGCCGGGACCGGAGCGCGAAGCCATCATTGCGGCCTTCAAGGCTGGGCAGATCCGGTGCCTGACCAACGCCAATGTGCTGACCACCGGCTTCAACGCGCCCGGCGTGGATCTGATCGCCATGCTGCGGCCGACCCAGTCGGCCGGGTTGTACGTGCAGATCGTCGGGCGTGGCTGCCGCCTGGCCCCGGACAAGCGCAACTGCCTGGTGCTGGATTTTGCCGGCAACATCGCCCGCCACGGCCCCATTGACGCCATCCGCCCCAAGCGCCCGGGCAAGGGTGAAGGCGAGGCCCCGGTCAAGGACTGCCCGGCCTGCCAGAGCATCGTGCATGCGTCGGTGCGCACGTGTCCCGATTGCGGCCATGTGTTTCCGCCCCCGGCGCCCAAGCTCGAAGCCAAGGCCAGCACGCTGGATGTGGTGAGCAACCCCAAACCCCAGTGGATCGAGGTCAGCCGGGTGAGCTACGCGCGGCACGACAAACCCGGCAAGCCACCGTCCTTGCGGGTGGATTACTGGAGTGGCCTGACTCACCACAGCGAGTGGGTGTGTCTGGAGCATCCGGGTTATGCACGCCGCAAGGCGGTGATGTGGTGGGCGCGGCGTGCGCCGGGGATGCCCAGCTTGCCGATGCCGGAGACGGTTGAAGAGGCATTGCGGTTGACCGACCGACTGCGTTGCCCAGTCCAAATCGCGGTGCGTGCCCAGGGCCGCTACACCGAAGTCGTCGGAGTGCGCTTTCCGTGATCTGTGCCATTTGCCGGCGCGAAGCCCGAGGGTTCGGTTTTGCGCCCCGTCTGATCCGTGTCCAGGCACCCACCGTGAAGCTGTGCTCGATGCGCTGCCTGGACCTTGCTGCGAGGTTGAAGGGAATGATTGATCCCAACACACATGAACTGAATGCACTGGCCGCCGCCAGCGCCGAGGGCGGCGCCTATGTCGAGTCGCTCGGGAAGACCGACCTGGCGCGCTTCACTGCCCAGGAGTGGGACACGCTGGTCGAGGTGATCGTCACCGCCTTCCAGGATCACCTGCGCGAGGCCTATGCCGACGATCCGCCGTTCTGAGGAGCCCACCATGACGACACCGAATTACATGGCGCAGCTGGGGGGCACCCTGGTGGACCGGGGCTTCCCGATCCTGCCCATCCAGCCGCGCAGCAAAAAACCGGGCATGTATCGCCAGGGCGCCTGGCACGACTATCCCAAGTGGAGCCGCCACTGCGAGCGCGCCACCACCGAGAACGAGGTCGACATCTGGGGTGACTGGCCCGAGTCGGGCATCGGCATTGCCGCGGGCCGGGTGATCGGCATCGACATCGATGTGCTCGATGCCGGCGTCAGCGCGCAGATCGAGGGCCTGGCCAAGCGGCTCTTGGGCGACACGCCAGCGGTGCGCATTGGCCGCGCGCCGAAACGCTTGCTGGTCTATCGTGCGGCGCAGCCCTTTGCCGGCTTCAAGTACCCGCCCATCGAAGTGCTGGGCCAGGGCCAGCAGTTCATCGCCTACGGCATCCACCCAGATACTGGGCAGGCCTATGACTGGCCGGTGGAGAGTCTGGTCGATCTGAACGTGAGCGACCTGCCGGCGATCACCGAGGCGCAGGCCCGTGAGTTTGCCCAGGAAGCCTACGTGCTGATCCCGGCCGCCTTGCGCCCCAAGAGTCTGAGCGTCGGGCGGCAGGCTGTGGGCTCGGTCAAGGCCGGCGAGTGTGCCAACCTGCCCGAGCAGCGCGGCACCTTCGCGGCGGTCGAGGATGCGCTCGCCTACATCATCAATGCGGATCTCGACTACGACAGCTGGGTGCGCATCGGCATGGCGATCAAGGGGGCGCTGGGGGACGCAGGGTGGCCGCTGTTTGAGCGCTGGTCGGCGAGCTCACAGAAGTTCGAGCCCAAGACCACCGCCCAGGCCTGGCGCAGCTTTGCGCCGCAGCGCATCGGCGCCGGCACGCTTTACAAGCTGGCGCTGGACAACGGCTGGCATCCGGCGGCCGATCTGCAGCTCAACGGCGAGGTCGTCAGCGAGGGGGTGCATCCGGCCCGAGCCTTGCTGGAGGCCCTGCAGTCACCGGCGCCGACGGGATCAGCATCTGCCGCGAATGCAGGGAGTGTGCTGCCGCCTCCGAAGCCCTTACCCTCGGGCTGGGACCAGGTGGGGGGCGTGATTGGCGACATGATGGCCTTGATGGCGGCAACGGCCAAACGCCCACAGCCCGTGCTGGCGCTGGGGGCGAGCCTGTGTGCCGTGGGGGCGCTGATGGGGCGCAAGTACCGCACCGAGAGCAACATCCGCTCGAACCTGTATGTGGTGGGCATTGCCGAGAGCGGTGCCGGCAAGAACCACAGTCGGGTGGTGATCAACGAACTGTTTCGCCGCGCCAACCTGCTGCAGTACCTGGGCGGCAACAAGATCGCCTCAGGCTCGGGGCTCTTGACCGCCATCCAGCGCCAGCCGGCCATTCTGTTTCAGCTGGACGAGTTCGGGATGTTTCTCTCGGCCGCAGCCGACCGCAAACGCTCGCCGCGCTATGTGTGCGAGGTGCTCGACCTGATGACCGAGCTCTACACCACCTCGGGGACGACATACTTCGGCGTCGAGTACGCCAGCACCCAGCACAACGATGCGCACCGGGCAATCCACCAGCCTTGTGCCTGCATCTACGGCACGACCACGCCGCTGCATTTCTGGCAGGCCTTGCAGGCGGCCAATATCGCGGACGGGTCGCTGGCGCGCTTTCTGATCATGGAAAGCGAGGACGATTTCCCCGACAGCAACGAGGTGTTTGGGGTGATTGACCCACCGAAGTCGCTGATCGACCGATTGATCCTGATCCACGAAGGTGGTGGCAAGCTCAGTGGCAATCTGACCAACATCGGCGCCATCGATGAGGTGCTGGTCGAGCCGCGTGTGGTGTCGATGACGCCGCAGGCGCGTGCTGCGTTTCGGCAGCTCGATCAAGAGTTGGTCGGGCAGTTGCGAACCTCACGCGGCAGCGGTTACTCGTCGATCCTGGCACGCATTGAGGAGAACGCCACCAAGTTGGCGCTGATCCGGGCCGTGTCGCGCGATCCGGTCGATCCCCGGATCGAGGAGGACGACGCGCTCTGGGGAATCATGCTCTCGCGCCATTGTGCGGAGCTGACCATTCGGGAAGCCACGGCGCGGGTGTCGGAGAACCAGGTCGAGTCGCAGCACAAGCGGGCGATGCAGATCCTGCGCGACGCCGGACAGGCCGGCATGTCCAGGAGCGAGTTCACCCGCCGCACCCAGTTCATGGACCACCGCCAGCGCGAAGGGGTGTTGCGTACCCTGGCCGAGGCCGGGCTGATCGAGACGGTGATGCTGCAAAGCAAGGGGCGACCGGCCCAGTGGATCAAGGTTCTGTAGGGGAGGACATTGCGCACACCATTCTTCAATACAAACTTCTTTCTTCCCTAGATGCCCCTCGCCAAGAGAGTAGATATTTCATTTTTTATTTATTCATTCTCTACATCTCTCTGTCTGTCTACGGTGTTCTCCGTGTCTACAGGGGGTCTGTGTGTGTATCTCTACACAGGGCATGTGGCTTTGAAATAAGGGGGGAAGTGAAACAAGCACCTGCGGCGCAATCTGCCCCGGGTTGCGCAGCCGCTGTGGGCTGACCCGTCACAGCACGTACCCGTACCTCATCCCTGTCGGACATGAGGGAGCAGCACCGACCCTGACCCGGTCCGTGATCGCGCTCCTCCAGGTCGCTAACGCGTTCCTTGGAGGATCGATTGTGATCACCTCACTTGTCGCCCCGCATTCGGGGCTGGGGCAGCGTGCCCCGCAACCCACGCATTTCGTTTCACCACCCAAGGCTGTGGCTTCCAGCAGCGTGCTGCGCCACACGGTCAGCGCCACCCTCTGGCGGACGGTGCCCGGCTACCCCGCCTACGAAGTCTCGGTCGATGGCGTCGTGCGCCGCTGCCAGGGCTTTCGCTGCCGCCGCGCCCACCGGGTCCTGGTGCCCTTCGTTCGACCCAACGGCTATGCCCAGATCCTCCTGTACCAAGGGGGCAAGCGCCGGCGCTTCGGGGTGCATCAACTCGTTGCGCTGGCCTTCCTCGGCCCCAAACCGTCGCCCCAGCACGAGGTGGCACATCTGGATGGCCAGCGCCTGAACAACCACGTCAGCAATCTCGCCTGGCTGCTGCACAGCGAGAACGAGCGCCACAAGGACCTGCACGGCACGCGCCTGCGCGGTTCGCAGATCGGCAACGCCAAGCTCACGGAAGCCCAGGTCGTGCTGATCCGCCAGGCTCTGGCCGTTGGCATCCGGCAGTGCGCCCTCGCACAGACCTACGGCGTCAGCGATTCGACGGTGAGCCTGA